CCCTGTAATCGATGCCAGGCCAAAGATAATACAGTCTTCAGCTTCTCCATGGTGTGATTTGAGATCATATAGATATTCTCTTCTGATCTGACAATATATAACAGGTATGTTTGCGTTTAAATAAGCCATAAATTATCCTCATTTTATTTTCATCCACTTACGATTTTCAAACCCACTTTCTATCAAAGTTATTGGAAAGCTACAACTAATCCTTTTATCTGTTTGAGGAGTTACATGATGATATATACCCGCAGGGATAAATACATACTCTCCCGTATTTAAAACTTTTTCAAGTTTAGTTTCAGAAAAAATTTCTACTTTTATAGCTCCTTCCGAAGACACAATTAAGTTATGACTTTCATCTTTGTGTTTTTTAAAATGATTAACTGTTTTATTTAAAGAAAAATATATATGACAATCAACAGACTTATTAAAAATATTTTCTAATTCTTGAGCTAGTTTATTAATTTTTTCATTTATTTTACTACAATCATTTATATAGCATGTATTATCTTTCGTAATTTCTTCAATGGCATCAATTGGCCAACTGTTATGATCAGTTGACCAACCACTAGTGATCCATGAATACTTTTTAGTGGGGCCACATATTCTAAACCTATTCATACTCATGAAAGGTCTTAAATTTAAGATTTTTTCAAGCTCCTCGTATGAAAAAAGTTTTGTTTTTAGTTCTCCAAAGCTTACTTGATCTACTTTCAGAGCACTTAACATTGCTATTGAATGATAATTAATAAAACAACGATTGCTATAATTATAGCAGTAACTTTTTTATGAGCCATTGCTAAAGAACTTAGTCTCGTTGCGTGTGCTTTTAGTTTTTCCATAGTTACCTCCTATTTAATATTACCCCAATTTTTACCAAATTCATAGTCTACTTTATTTGGAACTTCTAACTCTACAGCACCTTCCATTATATCTTTTATTTTTTGGGCTTCCTTTTCAGAACCTATAGAAATATCTAATTCGTCATGTACTTGAAGATGTGGAATAATTCCTTCTTTGTGTAATTCAATCATAGCTTTCTTTGTCATGTCTGCAGCAGATCCTTGAATCAATCTATTTAAAGCTTTATATGTGAATGCTCTTTTGATCCCTGGTCCGTGTTCCGCGAGCGCTGCATCGTGAGGCAATGCTTTATGTATACCGAATTGATTGGGCTCCCACAAATGAAACCTACAAAGTCGACCAAGAAGAGTTCTAACTTTCCCTGCTTCTTGTGCTCTGGACATTACGGATTCCATAAGTTGTTTAACAAATGGAACCTTAGAATGATACTGTTTAAATAATTTTTCGGCTTCTAATTTATTTATACCGAGCTCAGCTTGTAATTTATTTTTTCCCATTCCATAAAACAAACCTAAATTAATAGTTTTGGCTTGGAATCTTCCAATGTCAGCCATATCAGCTACAATCTGGTGGAAGTCTGCGTCCCCTTGCATATAAGCATGTACAACTTCATCAACCCCATATAAGTTTTGTAATGCTGCATAATGTACTACAAGTCTTGGCTCTTGTTGGTTGTAATCAAAACAACCCCAAGTATGATCTTGCTCAGGTAAAAATAAGGATCTGATCCGTGGGCCGAGATCCTTGTTGCGAGCAGGAATCTGCTGTAAATTGGGGTTATTCATCGAAAATCTACCAGTGACTGTCCCACCGCCATCTCCACGCAATTGGTTAATCTCCGCATGGATACGGCCGTTTAAACTATACTTTAGAATGGTATCTATAAATGTCGTGTGAGCCTTATTAATCTCACGTGCTTTTGCTATACATTTGACCACATTATGTGGGTGATTCGCTAAAAAATTCTTGGTAAATGATGGTGCTCCAGTCTTCTCTGTTCTGTCATATGGCAAACCGAGTTTATCAAATACTTTGGCAATAGACCTTGCAGCCCAAATTTGAACATCAATCCCCGTACTTGTCCACACTTCACCAAGCATTTTTTTCTCTTGTTCTATTAATGTTTTCTTTTCGATCGCGGCTTGTTCTTGATTTACACGTACACCGAGAAACCGCATATCTACTAGAACAGGAAACAACTCTATTTCCATATCGAATATAGATTGAATGTCCTGGTGTAAAATTTCTTTTTTACATTCCTGCCACAACTCCAGTGTGAGTTGTGCGTCACGCTCCGCGTAAGCACCAACGTACATGGCTGGAAGTTTATACATTTCTGCTTTTGGATCTATGCCCCAGGATTTAGCTGCTTCATATAATGCTGATTCATTTTTTCCTCTTCCAACGTAATCTCTGGATAAACTATTTAAATCATAACGTAATCGGTTTTCATCTATAAGAGCGGAAGCAATCATAGTATCTACAATTTTTCCTTTTATTTTTATTCCTAAAGATCGTAACCAACAAACGTCGTACATTGCATTGTGAAATATTTTTATTGAGTCAGTATTCATTTGGTCCTGTAACCATTTAAGAACCATCTTACGATCCATGTTACCACCACCCTCGTGAGCTATTGGATAATAAGCACACCAATCAACGGTGGCCAACGAAATACCTACTACTTCACCAACTTTAACCACAGAACCAGATCCCATTCTTTTATTTAGATTTGGATCTTTTGTTTCTAAGTCTATAGCTATTTCATCGTATTTAGATAGGTCTGGAAAATCAGTTGGTGGTATCCACTCGGTTTGTGGTCTAAATAAAGGTACCTGCATTATTTATAATCTCTTTCTATTGCCATTTCGCAATAATGAATTGCCTTTAATAAATCTTCTTTTTTATTTTTTTGTTTGTGCCTGCATAAATATTTTATAGCATTCCCCTCCGCGAACGGAATATTATTTTTATTTATAAATTCACTTGGCTGAATAACCATTGATTGATAATGGGAGCCACCTATTTGTTTTTTATATGCCTTACTCATATTTTAAAACTTTTGTATATATCCTTCGGTCTAATAATATGTAAATGTTCTTTGGTTCTGGTTGCACCCACATAAAACAATCTATTTTCATCATCAGGATATCTTTCATAATTTTTTTGAGTATTATTACTTAAATCAGTCAACAACACTACGTTCTGTGCTTCTCCTCCTTTTACACCATGTATCGTAGATAAAGTAATTCGAGGATCTTTATTTAATTGTTCCCCATTTTCTCTCATTCTTCTAATGTATCTAATTTTTTCTTCAGGAGCTTGATCAAAGGCTTCATACCAAACATTTTTAGTATTTAAACCTTTGTTATTATATAATTCATCAACACTATAAAAGGCATCTTTATCTAAATATTGTATATTCTCTTTGGCAAAATTATTTGGAGACATATAAGAAGAAATTCTTTTGACTTGATCCATACTTAAAGGAGTTCCCTTGCGAGAATTCTCCCAATCAGTCACAGCTTCGTATAAATCTTTTTCATATCCTTTCTTAAATTTATTTTTATAATACATTCCTTTAGAATATAATACATTTTCTAAATCCTCCAACATATATCTAGTTCGAGCTAAAACTAACCATTCACCTTGAGACATATCTACATTTTGAAATTCATAATAATAAGAGAGAAGACCACGTTCAGTTTTAGGTTTCCATTGTTTATGAATACGATTAGAAATTCTTCCCACAATATTCATTGCAACATCATGAACTGCTCTAGGTATTCTGTAAGATTGTGTAAGGTTTAAAAGTCTTCCTTTTTGTGTAATAAAACTATCTACATCTGCGCCTGCCCATCTAAATATAGCTTGATCATCATCACCTGCTATATAACTATCTCTTGTTTTATCCCATATTGTTTTAGCCATTTGCCATTGAACTCTAGATAAATCTTGAGCTTCATCTATAAACACTACATCAAATTTAGGAGAGGCATCGCTTAAAACAAACTGAGTTATCATATCCGTAAAATCAATTAAATTATATTCTTTTTTATAGGCTTCTATTTCATTTGAAACAATTAATAGATCTCTTAAAGAAACATCTTGAGTATGTTCTTTTAAATTATACTGTCTTTCAGGTGTAATGCTTCTTAGTTTTGCTAATTGAATTATTCTAAGTATATCACTATTGGTACTAAAAATTCCGGAATACTCATTGTCATATTCATGATAGTCTAATCTTATATTTATTTTTTTTCCTAAATCTTCGTAATGTTTTTTCTGCATTACGTTTTCTTTTTTAATTCCTAGAGTTCTAAAAGCTAAAGAATGGAGAGTTCTAAAGTATGGTAAATCATCTTCTGTTAAATTAAATTTTTCTACTGCTCTATCTCTTGCTTCGTACGCGGCTTTTTGAGTAAAAGAAAAATAACCAATACGATTAGGATCTGTATTTTTTAAATATTTATCTACTTCATTTAAAAGAGTAGTAGTTTTCCCTGTTCCTGGTGGTCCTAATACAATAGTTTTCATTTTAATAAATTCCTGACGCTATTTTTTTTTCTTCATAAGACATACCCCTTGGTCTTTTTGTGCCTATATTATTTTTTGAATTTGTAGTCCATCTTAAATTACTAACTCTATAATCCAGCCTGTCATCATTTATGTGATCAACAATTAATTTTTTTTTAATATCATCATTTATAATAAAAGCTTCTGCTGCAGTTCTATGTAATCTAAACTCTAAGGTAATTGTTGGACTATAATTGGTTAAAGTTATAGTACTTCTTATATAAGTTCTATGTAATGTGCTTGATAAAACACGTCCTGTTTCCATGTTTTTTATGTAAGGAAAGTTCTCACCTAAATCTGGTCTAAATTTATTAATACCTCCAGTTTTAAATATATAAAATTTATCTTTAGGTAAAAGTTTATATGGATGTTTTCTTTTTTCATCAAATAAATTAACGTCAATGTCAGTAAGATCTACATAATCTACATTTCTTATTTGTGTTTTGTAATCATCATATTCTGGAAATAAAAGTAATTGTTCTCTTATCATAATGTAACCAATATCCAAGCTGCTGTTAATACTATTAATAAAGCTAAATCCGAATTCATTTCTTGCATTAATATACATCCTTAGGTTTAAATTGTTTAGGTGTATAAACATTATCTTGCCGTGTAAATTCATTAACACTAGTTACTGTTATTTTTTTCTTACCTATAGTTTCTCTTACAACTTCACACCCACATTTATCTCGTAACATAATAAGAGTCTCGTCATATTTTTCTGTCCATCTTCTTTTGAGTAAAAATTTATTAAAAAATTCTCTAAACACAAAATAATGCTTTCCAGCATTAGTCCAAACATTTCCAAACATCATATCTTCTTTTTTAACACCAGCGGCTGTTCTATCTGTACAATATTCTTCTAAATGATCTAACAATTGCTCAATTTTGGAAGACCCCATTGGAGGTTCTACAATTTCTATATTGGAAAATAATAATTTAACCATATCGGTAAATTCTTTTTTCTTTAAGGTAGGTGGAACTTTATTTACTTGTTCCATAACTGCTCTTTGAAATAATCTTTGTTCTTGTAAATAAGAAGTATCTCTTAATCTAACTCTTTCACCATCTACATTAACCCAATAATATGGCTCATCAAGATTTACTTTTTGTAAGTCATTTAAATCTGGAAATAATGATTGTCCTTTTATTCCATAAGGTCTTTTTAAACATAATTTTTTATCACAATGATTACACATTGGATCTTCCTGACATTTAAAACCTAATTCTTTTTTCTCGTGATATTTTATTTTATCTTGAATGGTTTTGTCATCTAGTGGTGGGTCAAAGTATTTATAATTAAAAGCATTAATATGCTTTTGCCATTCCTCAGGCCATTTTCTTTTAGCGTATTGAATGTATTGATAAATCACTCGATCTCTCCCATCATTTAATTTGTTCTGAGTTAATGACTCAATACAAGGAGGACCATCACTAAATTCTGATTCAGGTCTTTTTAATTCTAATTTTTCTAATTCTTCTGGAGTAAGTCTTTTGATAGCTAAAAAAAATTGCGATAGTGTAATTGCTTCACCTTTAAAGTTAAAGGCATATCTTGTTGTTTTTTCTGAATTAAAATATGGTAAATTAAGAAAATTTCCTGTATCATCTTCCGATTTTAATTCAACTTGTTTGGGAAAAACTTCTGCGTTACCAAATCCTAAAAACGCACTAATAGAACTTAGCTTATCCCTCATTAAAGAAGCATCCACTGGAACGGTAGTAAATAAAAATATATGTGCTCCTCCACTTTTAGAACGACACATAGTAAGAGGTAAACGAAAATTGTTTATAAGGTCTATAATTTTTTTATGATTTAAATTATATTTATCAACGTCTATACATCCCCATTTACATTTATTATTTTCATCAATAGGTATAATTCCTAGACTTGGTTCTATTCCTTTGAGGTGGTTAGTCCACAATTGGTCGGTAACGGCTTCTCTTTTAACAAAAGATTTTCCCTTAATTTTGGTTCCATCAGCGTTTTTCTTTTCGACGTAGGTACATCCATGGGCTCTTTGTAATCCTGAAAATAAATCAATAAAATTTTTCATAATTCCTTTAGTTGGCGGGGCGATTCCAGTCTCCCTTTGTCGCCCCAACCGTTCCCTGAAGTGGTTATTTTTAGGGAATTCTTAAAAGTGACTTTTGGTTGCGGTGTTAGAATCAGAACTATGCTTAGCTTCTACTTCTCCTTTAGATACTTGCTTAGAAAAAGCTTTAGCCATTTCATATGATCCTCTGTCTTTTACAGGTTCAACCTTAGACACATCCCAACCAAACCATGTACCTTTGTCATTAGACTGTTGTACACTTCTTAATTTATAAACGTGACTAAATGATGGCGGCTGATAAAGACCGTTTTTACCTCTCAAAATAACGTTATTCATCATTGAGTTCCACTTACGACTTGTTTTTAATTGAGTCGCTTTCATGGAAAGTAAAGCCCTTTGAGGGACTCCATTCAATTTGATAACGTAATGAGACGCAGTGGTTTCAAGATAATTGCCGTTAGCTAATCTATCTTTATTCCCTTTGTCTCTTGTGGTTTTAGGTAGGTCGTCTCCAGCTTCATATATTTTTACTGGTGCTCCCCCACTTTCACCTCTGTCTTTCCACTCAATGTACTGTCTTTTATAATACACCGGTAAGACATCTATCCCCTTTTCACCATCAAACAGTTCATTTGTAACTGTATTGATTATCATGCCAGGTTCTGCCCCCTTGACATATTTTGCATCTCTCTTGTTGCATTCAGGAGATAATTGACTCAAGATTTTCAAAAACGGAAGTGCTTGATCCTCTTGTGTCATTGCACCAGTATCCTGATGCTTATCAGCTTCAAACATATCAGTTGATAATGCTCCAGCTGGTTGTTTTTTCATTACTTCTTGTTGGTTCATGATTATTGTTTCCTTTTTATTGTTGTTTTATTTCCAATGAAAACATTGAAAAGTTCCGTTGGCATTTCTTTACCGCCTTCGATTCGTTCACGGACTAACGCTTTCAGGGTCATAGGCTCAACCTTCAACTTTTGTGTCGGTTGATGCCCTTGACCCCTCGCAAGTTCAGCGTAATTCGCTGCCTTGTTATCTTCGTTACGACCAAAGGAGACCGTGATTTCATTCTTTATAATATCTCCAAGACCGTTTTGACGAAGCCAGTTAAACGCCTTCTCTTTATTGGCTTGAGTAATTGTGGCGCTATAATTTGTTTTAACTTCTACTGATGATCCATCAGCAAGTTTAAGATAAGATAATCCCATTTCTGCTAACATTGTTGGAATTACTTCTCCTGAAACATGTTCTAAATCTTTTTTTCTTTGTTTTAAAAATTCTTCTTTTAACTCAATATCTTGTTGTATTGATTGCATCTCTTTTATTTTAGTTGCAAGTTTATCAATATTAGAAGTTTTTTCTACAACATCTTGTTTATCTTCTTCAAAATTAATTTCACTCATCTATTTTTCCTTTCTCGAATAAATTTATTTCTATTGGATAATATTTTCTTTCTTGTTTGTCCCATTTTAATAATTTATATTTTCCGTTTGTTATATCAGATACAATAGAACAAGCAACTCCAATGATTGCTGGGTCGCCCGTTAACAATAAATAATCTTGAGAAGAGTAATCTTTCAACCCTTGTCTCAATTTATATATTAACGGGCCAGGAGAAAATATGATTTGAGAAAGCTCGGGGAGTAAAAATTTAAAAGCGCCATAGTTGGCAGCACCCATAATATTAATTTTAGGTTTGCCCTCTCGAGTTCCCGCGATTTCTTGAATCACATACACTGTTGGTGACCGTGTTTTCCAAGCCTCAAATGGTAAATCATTCTTCCGAGCTTTCATACTTGACATATATAGTAGATGTGTTATAAAAAGTCAATAGAAAGATGAATTATAAATTTAAGACAAAGCCCTATAAGCATCAAACTACTGCTTTAGAAAAGTCGTGGAATAAAGAAACGTTTGCTTATTTTATGGAAATGGGAACGGGTAAAACAAAAGTCCTATTAGATAATACGGCAATGCTTTATGATAAAGGTAAAATTGATGGTGCCTTAATTGTAGCTCCCAAAGGAGTTGTATCTACGTGGTATAATCAAGAAATTCCTGCTCATCTTCCTGATCACATAGAAAAAGTGGCAGTAATGTGGCAAGCAAATATAAATAAAAAACAACAAGATAAATTAAACCAACTGTTCAAAACGGGCCAAGAACTTCATGTATTAATAATGAATGTAGAAGCCTTTAGTACAGACAAAGGTAGATTTTTTGCCACTAAATTTTTAAGATCACACAAAACGTTAATGGCGATAGATGAATCCACTACAATAAAGAACCCCAAAGCAAAACGTACTAAAAACATTTTAGATCTTTCTTCTTTAGCTAAATATAGAAGAATAATGACAGGTTCTCCTGTAACTAAGAATCCATTGGATTTATATAGCCAATGTGAGTTTTTAGATCCAGCACATCTAGATTTTGTGTCCTATTATGCTTTTAGAAATAGATATGCTGAAATGAAAACATTACATATTGCCGGTAGATCTATTCAAGTTGTAAGCCATTTTAAAAACTTAGGGGAACTGTCTGATCAACTACAAACGTTTTCATATAGGGTATTAAAAGAAGATTGTTTAGATTTACCAAGTAAAATATATATGAAAAGAGAAATAGAATTAACTCCTCAACAACAAAAAGTATATAAACAAATGAAGCAAGAAGCGTTAGCTACACTTAATGGTAAAACTGTAACTACAATGACGGCATTAACACAGTTAATGAGACTACATCAAATAACGTGTGGTCATTTTTCTGCGGATGATGGAAGTATTCAAAGCATTAAGAATAATAGATTATCTGCCTTGTTAGAAATTATAGAGGAGGTAGAAGGAAAAGCCATTATATGGGCCCACTATCAACACGATGTAAAAACCATTGTTAAAGCCATAGAAAAAGAATATGGTCCGGGGTCCGTGGTTCATTATTATGGCAAAACGCTACCCGAACAACGAATCAAGGCTCTTAAAAATTTTAAAGAAAAATATAAATGTAGGTTTTTTGTAGGAACTCCACAAACTAGTGGTTATGGATTAACTTTAGTAACAGCTAACACGGTTATTTATTACTCTAACGGATATGATTTAGAAAAAAGAATGCAGTCGGAAGACAGAGCACACCGAATAGGACAAAAAAAATCGGTAACATACATAGATCTTATAGCAGAAGAGACTGTGGATACTAAAATTGTTAAATCCCTTCGTAAGAAAATTAATATAGCATCAGAAGTAATGGGGGAAGAACTCCGTAAATGGATTTAATCCCCCAAAACATAGGATATACGCGCGAGGCGCGCAGAATTTTTAAAATCGTTATTTGATTTTAATTTCCTTAGTTTTTTTGTTTTCTGGTGGATTGTAAAATAATTCCACTTTCAACATTCCATCTTCAAGCTTAGCTCCTTTACACTCTACGTATTCAGACAGTTGTAGTCTTTTAACGAAAGCTCTTTGAGCTACTCCTTTATGGATATAGTTGTCAGCATCGCTTTTGATTTTGCCAGCAATAGATAAGACTCCATCTTCTACTGTGACTTTAACATCTGATTTTTTCCAACCAGCTAAAGCCATCTCCAAGATGTAGTTCTCATCATCTATCTTTTTTATATTATAAAAAGGATAGCTACTATTGTACTCTTCCATTTGGAAGAATCTTGTGAAGACATCTTCAAAGCCAATAGTTCTATTTAGGAATTTATTTATATTTATTAGATCATGCATCATAACCTCCTTGTTAGACAGTTAATAAAATGAGCCCCTAAAGCACCCATAGATCTAATATAGTTTATTTAAAGTAAATTGCAAGTAGCATTAAAAATAAAACTAATCCCTGATACTTATTAAATAATGTAACGAAGATAGTTTGATGACATGCTTTGCATTTTTCCCATACAAATTTCATTGTTCCTCCTTATTAAATAGGCGCGTAACAAGTCTTATTATTTTCGTCTTTATATGCTTTCAAATACTGTCTTCTATTTTTTCCTTGTGAATAGGAGCAGTGGACCCAGCCCGAGTTAGGATCTGATTCGTTCCAGTACTCGAGAATGAGTTGATCGTATTGAGTGTTGTAATGAATCCAATCTGATAATTCTTTATTTGATACCCCAAATATTTCAAAGTCCGCCGCCTCTCCTTTTGCATGTTGCGACGTGGTTTTGCTGCCTATGGCAGTGCACAATTCTGGAGAGCGATATCCGCTAGAAACGGTCACTACGCGTCCAAAGTGCTCTCTGACAGGCTGTAGGACGTTCGCACAGAGCGATTTCAGGTTCTCCTGGTGCTCCTCACTAGGGGTATTATCAATGCCCTTCCTCGCGGCTGTCTGGGACTTTGTCAGTTCTTGTAAGCTAAAATTCTCTGATAATTTCATGATAAAAAATGTTGAAACAATTGTAAAGCTACAGCCCCCACCGTAGCTAAAAGAACCCAATAGATTTTATCTATCTTGCCACCCAATTCATGAATACCTTTGTGCATGTGATTAATATCTCGCTTCACACCCTTTATGTGTCCGTAAAGGGATACAATATGTTCTCTTGTTGTCTTCGGTTCTATTGCCATTAAGTCCTTTTCGCAATCTCTTGTTCACTTGGTGACAATAACGCTGTCTCGGTTCGTGTCAAGCCTGTTGTAGGATTAATTTTTGAGGTATTTGCAGCCAATTGAGGCATACTTGTTGGGGGTAATGGCGGAGTCTTCATTTTTTGACTCATAGGACTACCTGGCATAATAAGTTTCTTAATACTTGGTACAATTTTTTCCATTTGTTTTTCTATAAATCCTTTTTCTTTTATAGGATTACCCTGTTGATCATATAAAGTTTGACCCTGTTTATTTTTCATATAAGTTTCTTGGTCTGGTTTATATCCTTGAGGAAATAATTTTTTTCCATAATATTGGTTTTTAACTCTATCCAATTGGCTTTTCGGAAACGCCCATTGTTTATTAAGAAACCATTGATAAGCTGTGGTATCAGCCGAATCTTCTCTAAGTCTTTTTTTAATTTGGTCTACTTTTTTATTAAATCTAGTTTCAGAATAATTAGTTGGAGTAAATCTTCCCAACATTAAATTATTAATAACATCCGGGTTTACATTTTTTTCTTTTAAAATTTGTCTTATTTTTATACTACCTACACCCAAAAGTTGTAGATCTTTAATTCTCATATACATATCCTTTTGAATTCTAAAATCATCTTCTTGCATTTCTATAAAGGAATCCACTAAATCGGAAGGAGTTCTTGTTGTCCAATTTTCTGGCGTATAAAACCTATCTGTTTCATCTATGCTTCTTCTTGCTTTGTTAAATTGTGTTGCATAAAAACCTAAATCTGCTTTGCCATCCACTCTTATTAATCTAATACCAGATAACAATGCTACTAATTCATCAAAGGTATTCACAGGTTTTCCTCCTTTAGTTAGATCTTTTCTAAGACCCTCACTTATTTTTTCAGCAGTGATCATAACACCAGGTTTAACTCCCTCTAAAACATAAGCGAATGATTTATTTATTTTATCAGAAAGATCATCACCTTCTGTATAAACTCTACCCCCTTGCGGTTTAGCTCCTCTTCTTGTAGTTACATCTATTAATCTATCAAATCCTAAAGGCTCTGATACAAAAGGTTCTAAAAATTCCTGTATAGGACCGTCTGGTTTAAACAATAAATTCAACATAAAATCATCTACCTCAGCAGGATTTAAATTTTGATCCTTCATTTGTTTTAAAGCTGCTTCAATAGGTCTTTGAATAACATCGTAAGGCATGAAATAAGTAAAATTAATCATTAAGTTTTCTCCATTTTTCCATGACTGTAATGGAATTAAAGTAGCAACCCTGTTCCATGGGGCCGCGAAAGATCTTTTATATGCGTCCTGTTGAGATCCAGAGGTGTCAGTTAAATATTCAGCAAGTCCCCCTACAGCTTTTCCTAATCCATACAAAGTTAAAGTACTTCCAGTTATTCTTCTTATTCCTATTTGACGAATAGCTGCATTAGGATGTGAAGCTAGTTTAAGTCCAAGCGCAATATTAGTAGTGCTAGTTCTTATAATTTCAGCTGGAAAAGATATAAAGTTTCCAAGAGGTAATCTTCTTAAAGCTTGAATTACAGGAGGAACTTTACTGTAAGTAGGATAAGAATTTCTTATCATCCATGCCGCCATTTCATCTAAAGCATCATCTAAATTTTTAGCAGCTCCTGTGGCTATGTTAGTTTTATTAAAAGGTTCTCCAATATGTTTAAATAAATCAGCTACATCATCAACACTTTTCATGCCTGCATCTAGTAATTGAGACTTGTCAAAGTTCCAACCATATATTTTCCAAAGATTATCTCCTCCAGCATATACTCTTGCTACTTTATCGGTAGGAGTCATTTTAATTAATCGATCAAACAATCCATCTAAAGTATTTACTTTTCCTACTTTAATATCGTCTAATACTCCCTTTAATTCCATAGCTACAATGTTTTCATCTATCACTCCAAGTCGTGTAAGTTTTTGAACAAAATCATTAAATTGACTAGGAGTAATTATTTCATTAGCATTAGATACAGTTTTTTCTTTTCCCGCTTTAAAAATATCATTCATTACAATTCGCATGGAATCCAATACACTAGCTTTTCCCCCTACATGACCTGCGTTAAGAGCAAAGGTTGAGGCTGATGTAACATTACGAACTTGAGTTACAGGAGAGTATAAGGTCTTACCTATTTGAACTCCTGTTTTCATTTGAAGCATGTGTCTAAAGAAAGCGTTCTCCACGAAATATTTTAAGGTGCCTCCTAAACCTTGAAACATTTGTGCAAACTCAGGTGAGGTATAAAGACCCTCTAGGTTAGTCTTTAATATACCTAATCGTGGAATTTTATTTATTTTTTGAGGAGCTCTATAAACATTTCTAGCTGCGTCTCTTGAAGTAAATAACCAACCTTCTTTTAATCCTTGTTGAGCTATAAAGTCAGCTGAATTTTTAGCCATAGTTTGAGTGACAGCATTGGTTGCTGTGTTAAGCACAGAAAATTTAGCGTTTCTTTCTCGTCCTAATAAATTCTTAATTGCTGTAGGCAGTTCTTCTCCTGTTTTTAAAAACGCATATTTTTTATCTTGTAATATATTTTTAGAAATAAATCTTAAAATATCTAAAGGATTCTGACCATCTCCTCTGCCAGTTAACATTATTTCATCCACCATTTCTTTAGCGGAAGCTGTATAGGCTGCATTAGGTTGCATGTTAGGGTAATTCAGTCTAGCAAGTTTCCTCTTTTCTTTATCTTTAAGTACTATATTTTTTTTAAGCCATTCAGTTGCACCATTAACCACTTTGACAGGAGGAACATAGTTTTCATTAGTAAAGATTTTAAAAGATCTAACCATATAATTACCTGTATTTCCTCGTAGAGTCTTTTCTATATCTTTAGTTACTTCATCTCCTTGTTTACCTTTAGGAAGAGCTTTTCTAAAAGCTTCCATAGTTTTAATTAATTCTTTTCGAACTTGTTCAGTTGTGTTTTGAAGATCTTTAGGTAAAGTGCTTAATGTTCTTTGTCCTTTTAAATATTCATCTACTTGATCCATAAAATATTTTTCTCCAGCAGGTGAAGTTTTATTTCCTTTATATCTTCCTTCAAATGCTTTGGCTAAATTATAAACTTTATGTTCAAGAGATTCGAAAGCTCTATCAAATTTTCTAGCCACAGATCTTGCATAAAGATTTACTTCCTCTTTAGCTCTCTCAATTGTTTTAGGGTTTTTACCATATGATCTAAACCAAGATAAAAAATTGTCTAAACTTTTAGCGCTTCGTTTCATGGCATCTGGACTTGTAGCTGAACCTAATCTCCATTGTTCAAATGGCGGAAAATCTTTTCTATTTTTAAAATGTCCTTTAATAGTGGGAGCTAGAAGTTTTGTAAGCGTCCAATCTGTAGCTCCTCTAAGAACTTTACTTGTTTTTGTTACAGCAGGTTTAGTCCACTCTCTAGATAAAAGATAGGCAGGCGGTTTAAATATAGCCCAGTCCACTCCTCTAGCACCTATCCTAGCTGTTTGTTTTAATGCCCATTTAGGACCAAGATATTTATAACCAAGTTGTAAACCTTTTCCCATAAGAGGAAAACCTCCTCCTACTATCAATCCTTCAGCTCCATATTTAATTTTGTTTTTAAAAACAGCTGCAGCTTTTTTTCTACCAGTTAAACCTTCTGTGCTAGAAGGTTGAGTAAAACCTATCGGCGTGATGGCTCCTCGACCTGGTTCAGAAGCAATAAAATCAGTAGCAGCACCAACGCTTGCCCACTCTAAAGCTCTTCTTGCAATTTTACTGGTCTTGGTTGCTTTATTGATTCCTAATAGTTTATAAATGGGAGCTAAAGCATTAGCTCTCATAACTAATTTAGTAATTAAGGTTCCTGGTATAGCATATTGTACTCCCAAAGAAGTTAACTCACCCCTCCATGTTTCAGGCTCATCTGGTTTAATTCTACCATCATTTAACCTTTCTTCGAGATCATTTGTAAAATCTGTTCCTAAAGCAAAATCAGTAGGGGCTGTTATTAAAGAAGTTAAAGCCCCAGTTAATTTAAACGCACCTGATTCAAATCCTTTAGCAATTTCATCAAGACCATCGATGTAGTCTCTTTCTTTCATACCCTTCGATTCACGTATGAATTTATTAATATTATAAAAAGGTGGTTTTTCTTTTCCGGTTTTAGAATCTTTTGCTGGAAGTAAAGTTTGAGCAAAATATCGAGTAGGTTCTAAAATATTTCGAAGAGTAGCAACTCCAGCCGTTTGAGCGTCATCATCTATTCCCCAGATATATCTAACAGGTCTTTTTGGAGCGCTGTATTTTTCAAGAGAAGCTAAAACTGCTTTTTGAAAATCAGTGTACTTTTCTAATTCTTTTTCTTTTTCCTTTTGGGGAGCAACGTCTGTTTTGTAGCGCTCGTAGGGCTTAACGGCCATATTAAACCTCCTGCGGTAGCACTAGGTTTATGTTATATTTAGTATTAAAATTGTCTACGTCTTGTTGAGTTTGAATCATTGCAAAATCTTCTAAAGCTTGAGCACTTTGCGAAAGAAGCATTACAATATCATCTGAAATAGAATCAGGAAGTCTTTCTCTTAATTCATCATAAGATATATCCGTAGGTTGAAGTTCTGGCGTTTCTTCACTTACTGCAAATGCTTCGCTTTCTAAAACATTTTGACCTTCTCCCATGGGTTCTACAGGTCCAGCATTTTGATAGCCTATTCTTCCACCTTCAGCTTTCTTTTCATCAACCATTCGTTCACCAGATGTCATAATAATTCTTCTAACTTCTACAATAGCATCTTGATACATTCTTTGTTGTCCGTCTGCATCGGGAGGATATTTTTTAATTTTAGCTCCAGGATTTTTAGGATCATCTATCAGTTCATCTTGTTTAGCGGACAAGATACCTTGTAATAATGAATCTACCACTTGTTTATTTCCTAATACAGTTTGAAGTAATTTATCTTCTTTTTTAAGTTGACCAATAGTTGTTTGTGCTTGTCTATAAGCTAATAATTCATCATCATTAAGGTTATCTTTCCCTTTTTTATCTAATTTCCATTTTGTAGTCACCGCGTCTTGTAGAGCTTGTAACATCACTTGATCTTTATAAAGCTTACCGCCTGCCTCACTTCCTAACATTTTTGCTTCAGCATCTATTAAAGATGAAAAGATGTCCGCCTTAGTTTGACCTCGAGCTTGAGAATCTACATCTCCTCTAGCTAAAAATCTTTGAGTTGGTCCTTTTAAAGCTTGAGCAGCTGTTCCAAAAGTACCGGCCCCTGATGGCGTCGTTGCCCATTCTAAACCAAAATCCATTAGGTATCTTCCAAGGTCTCTTTTAGAATCTCTTCCCGGATATATTTTTTCTGTAATTTCTTCCGACACATCATAGAGTCTTGGATAGTCTACTCTTCCTGCTTTTTCATAACCTGGTCTATCTAAACCAGAAGTTATTCCAGTTGCCGATCCTCCTCTACGAAATAAAGGTCTATTTAATACTCTGCTCATTAGGTTCTTTTACCCCCCAACCATGCACCACCAAGGAATGTTCCAATTCCTAGAGCCGTTTGTAAAGGCGTTGGATTAGGCGTTGAAGTAAACTGAGTTCTTCCTGGATACCCTGAAATTAAAGATCCAACTCCACCCCCGTAGGTTTGAAGTCTTTCATAAGGTTCCATCGCCTGCATTCTTTCTTGTTCTCTTGTTGCATCTAAAAGAGCTTGTTCTTGAGCCTGTTGTCTTGCGCCCACCTGACCCAAAGTACCAATTCTTCCCGCTGCTAATGATGGTTGTAATTGTGCTAAATTCATTTGTTGTGTGTAATCTGTTTGTGCTAATCCCTGAGCTTGTGTAAATGCATCTTGTAACATTCTTGCTTGAAGGGAAGCTCTATCTAATCCTCTTTGAGAACCATACTCTCCTAGTTGTACTCCCGCTCTGCCAGCTCCAAGTACTCCTAGTTTAGCTTGTTGATCTCTTAAACCTTGTTCCTGAATTTGTGTTTGCTTATCATATTCAGTCATAGTCGCATCGATAACATCCGTTTGATACGGCGTCATGAAAGGTTTGTAAGCTTGAGGTCCGGTTAAAGCTTGAGCCGCTGTTAAATATTGTTGATAACCACCTAATCCTGTGGCACCCGTATCTCCAGCTAACGTTGCAGCTTGAGTTTGTAAAGGATCTTGGCCTGCTACTTGTGGTGCATACTTCTGTTCATCTAATTCAATAGAAGTTAAACCCTTAAGTTGTTTTAAATAATCTTTACCTGCTTCTTCTACAAAGGGTGCTGGTAATACTTGTGATTGTTGTACAGCCATTATGCTACTCTACTCTCCAGTTGTTTCATTGTCTTATACATTTTATCTGCACCTCGGTCAACGTCTCCGTCTCCTAAACCTTTTACAGCATCTGCTGTAAATACAAATTCATTTCTACTTAATCTTGCTGGTACATCATCAGCTTTTTCTGCTTTACCGATTGGTACAAATCCCCCACCTCTTAAATCCATTTCATTTCCACCGAGACTCATTAATCCACCTTCAGCTGCTCCGATTCTTCCGCCTTGAGCACGACCGCCAACTATTTCAAAGTATGCATCATCATCCATAGCTATTTGAGATGCTTGTTCAGTAGAATAACCCAAAAATTCTAAATGTTCTACTCTGTCCCACCACCATTGAGGTCCAGCCATTTGTCCTTCAATCTCTTCCATTTGATCCATAGGTCTTTGTTCTACTTCTTCTACTTCTTCCACAACATCCCCTATTGCATATCCAATCCTTCCACCATCAGCTGCTTGGTAAGGACTAATTTCAGGTACAGGTCTTTGGTTTTCTTGAGGTTGAACCATATCTTGATAGAATCGTTTCATTTGATTAAGACGAGGTTGATCTCTTAAACGTTGTTCTTGAGGTATTTGAGTAGCGTCTCTCGTCCAGTCTGGTAAACGTTTCATTGCACCCATCGTTGCTGCATTTCTATTAGATACAGGTTTCATTATCTGTGAGTCCTCTCTAATAGATGCAATGTCAGTTGTTCTTGGCATTTCTCCACCTGCTCCAGTTTCAGTAATAACTGTATCTATGAAACTTGCGGGTCCTGATTGACCTTGTGACATAATTCCTTGTCCTGGCATACTCATTCTATTTTGAAACATTTGTTTTAAAATTTGTTGTATCTCTAATTCTGTTTTACCTTCTGCTCTTAATTTTTCAATCATCTGTAACATTTCTGCAGAAGTCTGTCCGCCTGCAGCATAACCTATTCTTCCACCGTCAGCTCTTTTAATAGATTCCCACGGTGGTAAGAAAGTTAAATTTTCACTAACACGTAAGTTTTCATAGGTTGCTTTATCACCACTATCAATAGCAGCTTGAACTTTCATTTGAATATCATCTAAACCGATTTTACTTCCTCGATCTCCTATCAGATCAGAAATCCTTGCTTGTTTTTTATTTTCTCTTGCTTGTAAACCTGCTATTCCCAATAAACCGGCTCCAGCTCCTACAGCTACTTTTAAAGGATCTATTTTATCAGTGCCTTTTTTATAAAATAATGCACTTCTTAGTTTGTCCCACCCAGAAGCTTTGTCCTCTTGGTTATTAGATATTACTCTGTTAGTTCCAGCTTCAAGGACATTTTTTTTAGTCCAGGGATTGGTTGCATCAAAACCTAAAGGTCCTCCCATAGTCATATATGCGCTTAGAGGATCTCTATTAACAAGTGCAGAAGCAGTCATTAGTCCTCTTCCTATATTAGTTGCTCCCAGAGGTGTAAAAGCTAAAGCTGTTTGAGTTATGGGGCTTCTTAAAACTTTTTTAGCGCCTCTTGCAATTTTTTTAACAATACTTCCAAGACCATATTTCTGTCTTACTTGATCTTCAATTCCTTCCATTTGCGTTTGTGGTCTCATTTGCGTTTGTGGTCTTCTATCTCCCTCGTATGTTATAGACGGGGCTCCTGCTTTTAAATCTTTGTTAGAAGTCATTTCTATTGGTAATTGTAAATCTGTTATAGCCATAATTATGTTAGTTAAATTTTTAAAAAAGGCAGGAATTTCACCTGAACTTTCACATTACTTTGTTTTTGGAAACAAATCAAGTCCTGGAGCATGAACTATTACATCTTGTTGAATGTCTCCTTCGGGTATGTTTTTAGCCCTCCATTCTTGTTCGTTTTTATATGTTTCTCCTGTTTTTTTGTTTATTATAGTTGTTTCTACCTTTGTAGGTTTAATAATAGGAACATCTTTCCCATTAATTTTTACTGTTTCATTCATTATGTTACTACCTGTCTAGGCTTAATTTCTAATATAGAAGCCACTATGTGAAGCCTATCAGCTGTGGCAGCGGTTGCTTTTAAGATCTCATCTTCTTGAATTACTAAAGGCCCAGTAAGTAATTCAACTGTAGTATTAGCACTTACAGCTTTTACCTTGAATAAACTAAATACATCGGATCCAGCGGTCAAAGTTAGGGTAATAGTATCCCCTGACCCTGAGTCATCACTAACGAGAATGGATTTAACAATCCCCGTAGTTGCTGAAGGACATGTATATAAAGTCGTAGCAGCTGTGCTAGTTAAGTCTTTTTTAGCGTTTATAAATGTATTTCCTTGAACAGCCATTAGTTTAAAAAGAATGCTTCCGCATTTACCTCATCTTTAACATCTGATTGATAAGTAGAATTAAGTTTCTCAATTACAGCATCTAAATCTCTTATTAAAGATTGAAACACTTGTTCATCATATTCTTTGCTAGCTCTAGTAAGTGCTTGTACAATTTTTGCCATTATCTTCTTCCATCCGCTTGAACATCTAATCTAAACGTCCCAAGTTTCCAATTCTGAGAGGAGCCTGTATTTTCAATTTTTAAAGCTACTGATCTGGCTCTTGCTCTGGTATCAACTTTAGTTGTAGTTGAGGCTACCGTAAAAGGTCCTAAAGGGGAACTTGCTTGAGTGCTATTAGAATAATCTTTTAAATTTAATGTAACTTGAGTGTTTCCTGTTTGTGAAACAAAATCAGGAATAAATCTTCTTATTTTCATAAGATATTCTCCATCTCCTCTAAAGGTAATTCCTTCTTTAGCGTCTTGAGTAATGTCATAATCTCCGGATTGAACGTTAGCCAATACTGCAGTAACCGTTCCTCCAGACACTACTTGATCAGTCCCTGTTTCTTGCTCATAATAAATAGTGCTTCCATCAGTATTTCCTTGAACGTCATAAGAGGCGTCGTCCGATGATCCATAATAAGAAGCATGAGGTTTATCGAATACGGCTGAATCAGCCCATGCAGTTCTAGGAAGAGTTCCTACAGTCCATACAGGACGTTGAGGAGAAGATTCTAAATAATTATAAGTCACGACTCTATTCATAGTATCGGAAGAACTAGTTCCGTAGAACCAAGACACTTCACCAAACAAGTTATTAAGACCTGCATTAATTAAATCTCTAGCGTTGGTATTTATATCTTCATAAACATAATCTTCCACTAAACATAATAAAGATTCGAGTTTACCTGTATATCTAAAGAAACCGTTTTCTGACATCCAATAAGCATTCCCGTCTACTTCTGTGTTGGCATTTTTACCAATTAAACCACAGTTAGTTCCTACTTGTGAGAAAGTAAAAGTAAATGGTTGGCCTACAAATCTCATTAAGAATAAAGCAGTATCTGTCCAAATATAAAGTGCATCTCTACCACGCCTAGCTCCCATGATCCGTGATCCGCCAGTCAGTCTTTGCGTACCAGCTGTATTGGTCGCTTTAGGTGCGTACGTGTTAATGTCTTCTTGGTCCGAGAACCTAATGAACATATCATCTTGGGTAGTTGTTGTTCCAATAGTGGTTTCAGTTCCAAAAAATACTAAATGTCTATCGGGTGTAGATACAACCATATGTCTTGAAGCTGTGGGTGCTCCCGAAATTACAGTTGCTCGAGTACTAGTGGCACTGCCGGCATCTGCGTCCCATTCAAAACATTTTCCATTATAAATTAAAGCTATTAATTTTGTTCCATAGTTGTCAAAGATCCATAATCCAGGATCAATAATAAAGTCTTCACTTGAGGCTTCACCCCATGCCATGTATTTAGAAATATCTGTAACTGTAGCACCGCTACTATGAGTGGCAGCCGTTGTACCATTAACCTCTCTAGCACCACCACTTAAAATGTTAGTGGAAGTATCATTAGCTGCAAAACTAATGTCCTCAGAATCAACTCTAATTTCTCCAGAAGTTGGAAAAGAAGCCGAACTCGTTAATGGAATATCTGTTACAGCAGCATTAATTCCAGAAGAAAGAGTCGTGGTTGCTGGACCCTTGACCGTTCCACCAAATAATCCTGTTCCAAAACCTCGACCACTTACTTGTTGAGAAGGACCTACAGGTTCATAATATTCAATCGTGGCACTTCCTGAAGTTGTTATAGGGCCGGATTGTTCAGTCTCTCCCATTGTTATAGTAATCGTGGTAGGAGTAGGAACCGTTATAACTTCAAATCTTTGGTCATCAAAATCAGAACTTGTAAATGTAGATCCACTTATCGTTACGCTACTGGTTCTAATAATGTCACCAGGCTGCATACCATGACCACTAGAAAAAGTTATTGTCACAGTGGCAGATGATGAGCTTGTAGTAAAACAACTCGTTTCAGTAAAAGTAGTTTTGATAGGGTGGATGTCGTAATAAGTTCCACCAGAATATACATATAAAATTTTATTAGATCCAAGAGCAGCATATTTAACCCCATTACTATCTAAGAAATGATGAATGGCTCTTACTGCTCCAGTAAGTTTATCCGCTCCTAATTGATCCCAACCTCCTATTTTTTCAGGTACTCCATATCTAAAACGGACATTATCACAATCTATCCATTGGCCCTCAGCGGCAGTGGCAGTGATTTGCTTATTAATTCCAGGTTGAAAAAATAGTTTCTGTAACATAAATAGCCATTATATATACTTTTTAAGAGAGATCAATTAATCCTTTGGAACAAACATAGTCCATTCTAGCGTATGGGTTAAATCGTTCACACTTAGTATTCTTGAATTAGTCTTTTTTAAATACCTATGAATCTCATTAATATCAAGTATAATCCACTCTTCAATACCATCAAATACCATTTTTTCCGCTTTAGTGAGTCTATGACCTCTTTTACCCAGCTGATTATTAGGTAATTGCTGCATTTCTCTTACATCAAATTTAAAGGATTGATTTGATTTTTTAAGCATACCTTCTATATGCCATCCTTCAAATTTATTAGGGTATTTAATATTAGTTAAGGATTTAGCAAAATTAGTTACTATCGATTTCAAACTGATTATAAAAGTTAAATGCTAAAGAATATCTTTCTTGTAGTGATTGATTTGTTGGAACTGAATGAGATATCATGGAATGAAATAACAAAAATTTGCCGGGTGTTGGTTTTATATTTATATTATATTGAGGAAAATAAATAGGTTCTCCTTCGGTAAGATATAAGACACCACCTATTTCTGCGTTTCTATGATCATGATTCCTCACATGATCCCCAGGATTTAATATATTTCCCCAAGCTTCTTTTAATCTAACTTGAATAGATCTGGTATGATGAGAAAGTAAAGGCATAATACTTTTAATAAATTCTAAAAATTTTTCATCATTTACAAAACAATCCCAAGAAGTCATTTTGCCAGAAACATTGGTTGCATAACTATGTTTATCGGAAATGTTTTCTTTAATTTTATTAATATAATAATTATAATCTATTTCAGATTGTCCTTCATATAACCATGTTGGAATCATTACATCTTTAGTGTAATGTTTTAACATAATGTGATTAGATTTTTTATTTTTCATTTATTCTTTCTAAAAAATGATTATGGGGAATATTCTATACCGTCTCCATCTCTCCAATTTGTTACTGATTCATCCCAATCCCATCCTTCATAAGGAACTGGTTTTGCTACTGGGGGTTCCCATAATTGAGTACTTGCATTTAATGTCCAACTAGGAAAAGGTTGGGGTTGTCTAAAGGCATCTACAACAGGATCGTATATATATCCTATACCCGCAAAATTATATCTTAAAGGAGTTCCTCCATTGGAATGTTGATTTCCTCTAGTATGAATTGAAGTTTGTTTCCAATTTGCTGTAGGTTCTTTATAAATATTTCTTAAAAAAGCAACTCCTAATGCTTCTTGTTCATTTCCGGTTTCATCAGTTATAACGGCATTATGAATAACATGTACATTTGTTACAATATTTTCATTATTAATTTTTGCAAAATGAGCCATTATGCTGTGTACGTCCCCGTTCCTGTATATTTTAGAATTTTGTAATCTCCACTTGTTGTAACAGTTGGGGAACCCGTTGTAGTTCCAGTATAATCTCCACTTAACATTTTTAAAATAACGACTCCAGATCCTCCGGCTTTTCCTGTGGCACCACCTGCATCTCGCGCTCCGCCACCACCGCCTCCGGTATTAGCTGTGCCTACAGTTGCTGCTGCTCCGTGAGTTCCACCTTGACCGCCTCCGCCTTGACCGCCTGAAGCGACACCACTTTGAGAGCCACCTCCGCCGCCACCGGCGTAATAAACTCCTGCGCCTGTAATTGAACTAGATGTTCCGTCTCCTCCAGTTCCTCCGCCGCCAGGAGATCCTGTATTTCCAGCTTGTGCGTGACCTCCGCCACCACCAGCTCCCCATTGAGGACCAGAGTTTCCGCCATCGTTTCCTTCTGCGGGAGAATAACTTCCTTCATTTCCAGATCCTCCAGCTTTGCCGGTATTACCACCGCCTCCGCCGGAACCGCCGTCTCCTCCAGAGGTGTCCGTGTTATGACCTCCGCCACCACCTCCTCCGGTAGAAGATATAGTTGTGATTCCTGATCCTGCTATTGAAGAATCATCTCCTTTTGTACCTCGATTGACATTGTGGCCTGCGCCACCGCTACCTACTGTAATTGTATATTGAACTCCTGAAGTAGGAGTAAAAGTGCTTGTTCTATAGCCGCCAGCTCCTGCGCCACCGCCAACCGTGCCACTTCCACCGCCACCGGCCGCAACTATTAAATATTCAAAATCTGAGAGACCTGCCGCGCCAGCTGACATGAAACCTAGGGTTCTATATCCAAATTGTGTCATATACTTTTATGCTCCTATTATGCGTCGTTAGCAGCGTCTGTAGTAAAGTATAATTTAATACCTAGTAATCTAGCATCTCCTGTAAATGTGTCACTGCCGTCTGCTGCATCTCTATAAAGCTGGAAAAAAGTTAAATCATCATCTGCTGGTGAGCCAGCGATTGTGATTGCACTACTTGTTCCTGTAACTTGTACGTCTTCTACCGTTCCAATTCCAGCATCTGTAACTTCTTGCGCTGTCCCAAAAACTACGTCTGCGGTATCACTATCACTACAGCTAACACCTTGAAGTCCAAATATACAGTCTCCCGTATTCGTATTGCCTGGTGACCACCAAGCTTGAAAAGTTACTGTTCCTAAATTCCATGATTTAGGCATTGCTATAGAAAATTGTGCATATTCAGCTGTACTTGCATCAAAATCTAAAACTTTTAAATCTGGTCTAGTTGCTGTTGTTTCTACTTGTTGGGCATCAGCTCCATTTGTTGATGATCCATACATAGCCGCGGCGGGAATCCATATAGTTTCCGTTCCTGCAACTTTAACTGCAGCTGAACCTGATTTAAGAACTCCTGATCCTTTAGGATTTAAATTTAAATCAACGTTTGTTTCACCTGTTGAAGAAATAATTGGACCATTTCCAGTCGCAGCATTTGCTAATGTAATTTCGTTAACAGCTGAACTTGTTGCTGTTAATAAAGCTAGTTCATTTCCGTTAGTATCTAAAATTGAAGTTCCAATTTTAGGAGACGTTAAAGTTTTGTTTGTTAAAGTTTGTGTTCCTGTTGTTGTAACATCACCAGCGGGTAAGGTATCTATATCTGGATTAGTTCCATCATTTGCAGTTGCGAATACAACAGCATCACCTTTGTTTGTTGTTCCAAAAGTAAACGAATCACCAGATCCTGATACATATTTAAATTGTACTGTGTATGCACCTGATGTTGAATTTCTTAAATAATAAAAAGTTTGAACATCTAATGGAATAGTTACGATTTGATTTCCTGTAATAGAACCTGTGAATTCAATCATTCTATGAGATAGAACTGCACCAGTTGATCCATCAGAAACTGAAAGAGTTGTAGTCTGTGCACCACCTGCTATATCTTGTACAGTCCATCCGCCAACTATTTGTTCTATAATCTCTAAGTTTGTATTAGTCTTTGTTCCCCATGTACCGGCATTTTCGCCAGTTGCCATTTTTTCAACACCTAAGGGTGTGTATGTTGATGCCATATTTATTTATCTCCTAATTTACGCCGCTATATTTACATCTGTATACGTTGTGGAACCTTCAATGTCAACATCTTCGTAACCTGCAGAAGATTCAATATCAACATCTTTGAAATATACCGGGTATAATTCGCCTACATTACCACTAATTGATAAACTCGTCAATCCTACAGACATATCCGTAGGACTTATAGATCCCACCGAACCACTAAAAGAAACACCGCTAAAACTCACGGTCATTGCATCTGGGGTTATAGCCCCTACGGAAGCTGTAAATGAAACTCCTGAAATATTAATAAGTTCTTGTGGTATAAAACTACATCCAGCAGCATTTTGATAAGCAGTAAATTCAACTCCTGTTAGTCCAACTACATCGGCTGGTGCTATTGCTCCTACTGAAGCTGAAAAAGATTGGCTTCCTGCACCAACTACCATGTCAGCGCCATTATTAACTGACCAACCCGTTCCTTGAGAAGCGGTAATAGATAAACCACTTGGTGTATCTACGTAATCAACTTGGATGCTTGAAGTACCTTGAGAAGCAGTAACTTCAACTCCTGTTAAACCAACTACATCTGCTGGAGTAAGATTCCATTCACCCCAAGTACTTTCTCCATATGCAATAGTTCCCCAACCATTTTCACCAACTTCAACGGTTCCAATGTCAAGACCATCAATTTCTACTACTAAACCAGATGATCCCCAATTTTCATAACCATAAGCATCGGATCCCCATCCAACATTTATTTCAGTTGTAACTGTAACTGATGAATTAAAACCTGTGGAAAAAGATAAACCACTTATGGATATTGGTACTGTATTAGATTGCCAGGTATTTTCACCCCAGGCTACTGAAGGATCATCACCACCCCAAATTGAAGCCATAAGGATCTACCTCCTTAAGCTAATCTTAGAATAGCTGTGGTTGCTCCTGCTGCGGGAAATTGAATTGTAAAAGTTCCAGAAGAAACTGTTTTATCTCCACCAAACGCAATTATACAAACTGCATCTGTTGTGCTGGATCCGCCATCAGTTGTAGTATTGTAAATCATTGCACCATTCGCTGTGAATGAAGCTGAAGTCCAAGACACATCTGCGAAGTCTGTGTAAGCAGTTGTGCTTGACAAAGTTACGCCTTGATTTGTTAATGCTGATCCGCCTGCTGTGTAAGCAGTTCCAGAAGAATTAGTGATTTCGTTTGAAGTGCTGTAGTCTGTTGTAGTTGCATCTAAAGATGCAGAACTTGTAAACATAGCGATTTTAAAAGTATCTCCACCTGAAGAATCAAAGTCGTGTTTACCACTTAAAAGTTCACTTTTAAAACTTGAACAAACTGCTGATGTTATAGCCATTTTTTTTCTCCTTAAGGACTCGGCGAATCAATTTTAATTCTGACCGTACCGTCCGTATAATCGTCTCTACGTCTTCTTCCTATCTGTTGAGAAGCAAACGTTTGTATACTATCTTTATACTTTTGTTCATATAATGTCAACATATCCATAGGCCCTTTTAAATAACCATAAGCCTCCACTAAACATGCATATAATAGGAGTTGAGGATAGTTTACACTAATATAATTAGTTTGATTACTGGACTCTAAAGTAGCCGGTCTTTTATCATAATGAACTCTAAAGTAATAATTTGAATCTGGAGTAGGGGCTAGCATATAACCACCTGAATTCGTTGAACCGTCTCCTGTAGCTCCTCCAAACATAGCATAATATTTAGGCATTCCTGTTACGTCGGCACTACCATCTCCTGTTAAATCTTCTATATATTCAGATAACCAAGTCACGTCTTTTTTGATAAGCCATCTGTTAGTTCCAGTAGCGACTGAAGTAGAATCATATACTTCTATACCTCTCGTAAATATTGCACCAGATGGAGCATATATACTATTCTTATCTGTTACTAAATTTCCATCTTGCATATGTCGATCGGCATCAATTGGGACATCTTGACATATTCTAGATTGAGCATTTAAAATAATATTTTCTAAAACATCAGTACTTAAAACATTTGAATCTGTTTCTGTGTAATTTCTAAGTTGTGTGACCAATGTGCTGTAAGATATTCCTGCCATTATGCTTCAATAGTCACGGGTCCAATTGAACACCCGGCTCCTCCTCCGTTTTTATCTCCTAGTGTAGCTGTATCAGTATTAACAGTAAAATAAAAATAATTTGCTTTTGCATAATCTGAATCCACTCTTGCCCCGCTTCTATATAAGCCTGTTGTAATTGCATAACCTGCAGCTAAGGCTAGTTTTGCTCCAGTAATTCCGTCAAAACTTTGAGGATCATTATATCCAAAAACTGAAGTTCCATTAACTCCTGTTACTGGATCGTAAGCAGTTCCTGTGCCTGGCGATGTGGTTATCGAACCTCTAATTCTGTAAGTATCTCCATCAGTTAAACCGTGACCAGGAAACCAAACGTTAATAAGTCCAGAACCTGCTCCATAAGTTTCAAAAGGATCATCACGTAATAATCGAGTCACCGCCGGTGCCGTTCTAGACGGTCTTACTTTTGGTAAAGAAACTCCATCCGCGCTAATTGGTTTAGGTTCTAATTGTGGTTGTTTAGGTTCATATTCTGAAACATGTACAAATGCTCCATTCCATTCCGTTACCATTTCTCTCCATGGATATTGGAGTCCAGATCTATCTGAAATAGCTAATGCTCTTTTTCCTGATGCATATTTTGGCATAATTAAATATTTGGATAATACGTCTTAGGTGTAATATATGTACTAGACGCTGATCCATCCTCCGCTAATGCTCTTGCTAATTCATCCTCATATAATAATTTTTGAGTTTGAATTCTATCTGGAGCATATTTTTGTGCTAAATAAAAAGATAATCCTGTAACCATACAAGGCAAAAATCTATATGGTGCATCCGTTGCATCTGTGTAAGTTCCATCAACATCTTGAATTCTTTTAATATAATAAATGTGCATGTCTTTAGATGCGTTTGAAGAATCAGCGGTTGGATAAACACTGATACTTACGTGATCTATAAATCTTTGAACCCAATATTGATTAGGAGTTCCTTTGGAAAGTTTGTTTGAAAATCCCGCATAAGTAGATCTATCTACTTTTGTCATAGGAGTATCTGATTGAGTAGTCTGAGTTCTATTGCTTCTTAATTGAGCTTCTAGAACATCAGTAATTCCATAAATTCCATTAGTAGGGGTAGTGGTTGCACTCGTTCCATCAGCTGATGTACGGTAAAATTTGTATTCTGTTTGACCTTCAATTAAATCAATATTGGTTTCTCCAATTTCCCAATAATGAATTCCTCTATTACCCCATTCCGATAATAAAAGATTTAAAGATCTTCTGGCATTTCTTAATTGATAGCCAGCTGTTCCTTGTATACCAATTCTTTCATAAGCCTCTTCGATTAAATCATCAATCGCAAAGTTCTTATCAAAGACGTATGTACCAGAAGTAGTATTCGCCATTGACTACCCTCTTACGTAAATGCGCCAGTAACTACTAAAAAATCACAGTTAGTTAGATCAGCGTACATTCCAGTATCACAATAAATACCGTCTCCTGGAAGTGTTACAGAAAAATCAGAATTATCTGCAGTTCCCCATTGAGCTTCAAATACTAATGCAGAAGCAGTTTTGGAACTATCAGATTCATTATAAATTTTGACACTTCCTCCAGCTCCAGTTGCTTGAGCTTGCACTGCCATGATTCTAGCTTTTGTAATATTAACTGCTGAACCACTTGCATATTTTTGCATTTGGCCATCTGCTGTGAGCGCTATAGTTTGTCTTACATTTCCTATTGCCATATTTTTTCC